CTGAAATTCGTGCCCTTCACGGTGTTGGTCTTCAATGGCGTGCTCGATCGTGGCGATGCGCAATTCATGCTCGCTGACTTTGACCGTGAGATCGGCACGCACTTGTTGAATATCTGCGCGGAGGCTCAAATAGCTCGTGATCGCCCCCCCGCCTATGGTCACCAAAATGACGGCGGCCTGCAGCAGATGCCCGAAATTGATTTCCGGACTGAACCTTGGCCATAGCCGCTTGTCGTCGGTCATCGTCCCCGACCGACGATCCTGATTCCGCCGGGGCCGAAGCTCAGCGTCTTGGTCTCGCCGCCGACGTGCAGGCTGCACTCACCAGTGGTCTCGTCAGCGGTGACAATTTCGCCCGGGACATCGGTGTAGTTGTCGGTGCGAACGATCTTCCAACGGCGCTTGTCCTCGCTACTGTGCCATGATTCGAGCTTCAAGGGAGCCTCTCTCTGACGGGTGACTGTTGTAGTTCCAGACGAACGTGTCGCTCACTGCGATCCGACGAGCGTCCAGGCGAGGTTGGCCAACGTGGCGTCGGGCGATGCCGGCGCCACCATGGTCAAAACGTCGCCCGCCATGAAGGTCGTCGCCGAAGCCATCGTAAAGGTCGCAGTCGTCGCGCCGGCGGCGAAGACCATGGTTCCGACATTCGAGCCGTTCTTCCGGATGCTGTAGGTCGTGGCCGCTGTAGCGGCAACGCCGGCCGTCCCCTGGCTGCCGGTCAGCCCGGCGGCGAACATAACGATGCCGGCGAAGACATAGCGCTGGACGACAAGGTTGGCGGTCGGCGGGCCGGGATAGGAACCACTAACCGTGGTTGCGACTGAGGCCTTGCCGGAGCCGGTGACTGTGTAGGTATAGGCCGGCACCGAAGCGAGGCTCTGCGCACCCCCGCCGACGATATTGGTAGACAGAAATTTAAGATAGATGGTCTGGCCGATCAGAGTACCGGGATAGGGGAAGCGTCCGATCGACTGGTCGATCCGCGCGAATTGCGTCCCGACCGGATGACTCGCCGCAGTTGTGCCATAGGCACCGCGGTAAAGCGTCGAAAGATTGTAGTGATAGGCGCTCGTCAGGCTCGCGGACTGATAGGAAAAGAGCTCACCGCCTACATAGCATAAGGTGACGAGGTTCGCCGCATCGGTGGCGGAGACCGAGAACAGCTGACTGCGGCTCTCGGTCAAATCGACCGAACAGGTGTCGGTGGTATCCGGACTGCCGCCGCTGTTGCCGATCGTCGCGGCCAAAACACCCTGTACCGCCGGGCCAGAAACCGTGCCTGCAAAGGCATAAGAACTACCGTCGCTCGAGATCCAGACTTGCGCGCCGCCCCAATTTGGGCCGCCTGACAGTGCGATCCAGATTTCGAGATCGCCCGACAATAACGCCGCCGGTGGCTCGAAAATCAGCGGCGTGTTGACATTACCGGGCGGAGCGCTCCAGTTCGGCGCGAACCCGCCGACCGCGCTGCCACTCGCCTGCTTCACGACTGGAGCCGCAGTGCCGCCGCCCACCCCGAGGATCGAGGGCGAGGCGGGTGGCGAATAATTGGCCGGCGGGTAGAGCACAGTCGGCGAATAGGCGCCAAAGAAATCTTCGGCGGTGATCGACAGCATCCCTTCGTCGTCTTCTTCGACGGCGGTGATCCGCACTGTCAAGGCACTGGCGCCAAGCCGTGAATCGGTGATCTGTACAAGGTCCATCGGCTCCAACAAAATGTATTTCCAGCCGAGCTTGAAGGTATAGGTGTTGCGGTAGAGAAGCTGGCGCTGCAACAGCAGCTGGGCGACCATGCCGCCCACATAGAGTGGGTCGGTGATCAGGCGCGCCTTGGTACTCGTATCGCGCCGCACCCCGTAGACGTCGATTGAACCTTGGTCGAATGCCTCGGCGACCGCTGTGTTGTAGTTATTCTGTCGATCGAGACACTCGACCTCGATCATGTTGTTGGCATCGGCCGGGGTCGACCGCACGATGTGCAGCGGATCGTCGGTGAAGCCGCCGGTTATCGGCGTCGCGCCGGAACGCAACGCTGGCCCGCCAGGCGTAACACCGAGATTGATCCCGACACTCGATTCCTGAACGATGTAGTCGTCCTCGCCGAGGCTGTAGACCGGCGTTGTGTTCGGCGTGAAAGTGTTGGTCGTCGTCGCGCTGATCCCGCCGGCAGAGATCCCGCCGCCGCCCGATTGGCCGATCGTCGTGTTGCCCGTCGGATTTGACTGGATGACCATAACGCGGGCAGGACCGACGCCGGACGCGAGGAAGCCAAACCCGACAAGGTTTGAGTCGGAATTGACTGCCTGGGCGAGCCCGCCCATCGCCCCCGGCATCTGTAAATTCGCCAAAGTCGTGTAGGTGACGGTATAGGGCACACCGCCCTGTAATGCCGGGTCCGTAAAGGTCAGGCTGATCGTGTCGCCGCCCCCCTGCGTCGGCGCCCCGGTAAAGCTCGCCAGGGTGAAGGCGTTGGTGACCGAATGATCGCCGTAGGGGATGATCTTCAACAGTGCGCCGGACCACACGATCGCGCTGTTGGTCACCTTCGTGATGTCGGCAAGCGACTGCTGCGCCTCCTGCTGCTGGTCGAGCAGCGGGGACAGGAACAAGCCGAGGGCTGCGCAATAGCTCGCATAGGACGAAGCGGCGCCGGACGTCATCGCCGAGTCAAGATTGACCGACGGGAAATTCGCCCCGTAGCGTGCATTCGTCAAAAAATCGCTGATGATTTGAGCCGGGTTGGCGTCGTAGCCGTTGGGAGAGGCACCTGATGCGCCGGCACCGACGCCAATCACCTCGAAATTGAAATTCGGCAGGGTCGCAGTATTGCCAAGCTGATAATTAGCGAAGACGATGTTTGCGGTGCCCGAATAGCCGATCGCCTTCGCGGTATGGGCACTTGCCCAATAGGGGTCGATGGTCTGCCCGTCGACACCGAGATTAATGCTCGAAATCCTCTGCAGACCGGTGACGTCGCCGATGTTCTTGTCCCACCAGGCTAGACCGAACCCAGTGATCGGCCCTTGGCATATCCCCATGATGAACGAGGCCGAATACATATACTGCTGGCCGCCGCCTTTGCCGCCCCCGCCGCCTTTGCCTTTCCCTCCGGCTTGCTTGCTCGACGTCGCGGTAAAATCGTCATAGTCGAGCAGGTTAGGGCTGACTTTGGTCGTGCCGTAGATCAGCGGGATCACGCTGCCGGCCTGAGAGGTCTGGAACTGCAGGGAGCCGACAGCGCGCTGCTGCTTGGCGTTGGAGCTGCTGCCGAGAATTCCGCCCATCAGACAAACGGGTCAAAAAAGCGCACCAGGCGCCCGGTTAGCTGCGGCTGCTTCGCGTCGGCATAGAGCACGCCGGCATTGTGCCAGGCGTGGATCAGGCAAGGCCACTCTATAACGATCGCGCCATGCGCGAAGCAACGGCCAAACTTGAACAGTGCTACGTCACCCGGCTTCGGCGGCCCTGGAGTCTCGCGCGCGTACCGCATTATCCCATAGAGATAGCGCTCGGCGTCGCGATGCAGATGCCAGTCAGGTGGATAAAAGGGGACTTCAATGTGGGGGACGATGCCGGCCGCCTCATAGATTTCGGCGAGCATCATCAGGCAATCGGTGCCAGCGCCCTTGACCCGGCCCATGTGGTGATAGGGGGTGCCCAACCACCCCCGGGCCTCCTCGATGACCGCAAGTCGCCGCGGATCCGTTTCAGGGTGGGTCATACCGCGGTCTCCGGGGTCGGGATGTACGGAAAACCGCCAAAATGGACGGCGTTATTGAAGACGTTGGTACAGGTCGCGAGCGTGCGATCACAACCCGGTAGCAACTGGAACTGATCGCCGGCGGCGACAGGCGACAGAAAGGCAAGCTTGACTGTTACGGTGCCGCCGCTGACAAAGGACGATATCGTGCGACTGTAGCCGGCATTGCCGCCAGTGACGGCGATGATCGTCCCTTGCGTGTAGGGCGTAGTCGTCGTTGGCGCCCCTTGGATGACGGTCGTCGTTGATCCGCTGGCGGCCGAGAATGTTGCAGCGAGACTCGACCGGTCGAATAGGCACATCGCATCGCCGAACACATGAGTGCAGCTCGATTGCCACAGTCGTCGCGGCATCTGGATGTTGAGCAGTTCGAGGTGCGAGCGACATTTCATTTCGACGCCGGTGCGACTGCAATCGATTTCGGAGATCCGTCCAGAGAACAGGATTACCGTCCCGGCGCTGGTGTCGCCGTAACCC